TAAGTATATTTACAAATTCTTTTGCTAATCTTGCAGTTTTTTCCTCTCCAATTTTATTAATGTTAATTTTATTTAGATGACAAATGATATGCCAAAGCTCATGGAATATTGTTTTAGCCATATTTCTTTTAGAAAGTTTAGGGTTAATTTTTAAAGTTAAATCATTAGGATCATAAATAGCCAAACAATCTTTTGGTTTTTGCCACAACACTTTAATTCTCTTTTTTTTATAATAGATTGATTCTAACATGGTTCTAAATATAGCTAAAAATAAAGACATTTCAACCATATATAGTACAAATAATGGTGAAAATACAGCTAAATATTGTACTAGATTTATGTATCATATTCGTATATAAAAACGACTCATGGAGCTGCTTGATTGATGACACAGTTAATAAAAATTGGTGATGAATGGGATCAAAAGAAAGGTTGTTTTACCGCTAATCATATTTCTGCCAGTCAAATAAATTTACCTTTAGATGTTTGGTTTATGAAATACTGTGTTTGGAATGCTGCCAAACGAAAAAAGTTATCTCCCTCTGTTTCAATGATATTTGGTGGTATTTGTGGTCAAGCAGTCCAGGATTTAATTCAACACAAACTAACCGTTAAAGAGGTAATGGAGGGTAAAAATGTATGATCCAATGGCAAAAGATATAAAGTCTTTAGTAGAGCAAGTTAAAAGTTTAGAAGCTCAACTTAAAGAAAAGGAAATGCAAAGGGAAGAAGAACAAATCTATAAAATTTCTGAAAGAAAAAAGGTAGATATTTTAACAGAAGAAAATAATCAACTTAAAAAGCAATTAGGGTTTTATATTGCTTTTAATAAAAATGGCAAAGATAAAATGTTTGAATTAATTAAGGAGGTTTTAAAGTTTTATGGAAAAAAAATTGAAGAAAATAAACCTAATTAAAGATAGTGATGATATGTTTTTTGAATTAATGGGTAGCGAAGATAATAAAGGCGATTTTAAAAAAATGATGGAAATAATGCAAAAGAAATATGTTATGTCTTTTTCCTTTTTTCATTCTTTACTTTTTTTAATCAATAAAGAAACTAAAAAACATTTAAACGAAAAGGAAAGAGATTATTTAAAACAACTTTTTGGTATGGAATTATCAGGATCTTCCATATTGGATGGGCAAATCATATCAGAAATGCTTTTAGGAAAAATAAAATATGATCCAATTAAAAAAAAGTTTTACGAAACCAATAGAGGAGTTCGTTTAAAACTAATCGGAGAAAGGGTATATGAAAACGACAAAAAACGACACTAAAGTAAGCACAGAAGAAAAAAGCAAAGGATCTTTTAAGGATAGAAGGGAAAAGTGTTTATCAAAATTAAACGAAGTTCCTACTGTCAATATTAAAGGGAAAAAATATTCAACGGTGGCTGAACGTCATAGATTTTTATTAAAATATTTTCCTGAAACTAGGATTGATGAACAAATAGTTTTCCAAGATGAAAAAAGAGTTATTACAAAAACTACATTATATATTGGTGAAACTCCTTATAGCACAGGTCATGCAGAGGAAAAAAGAGATTCATCATTTATAAATAAAACAAGTGCGTTAGAGAACTGTTTATCATCCAGTTTAGGAAGATGTCTAGCAGCATTTGGCTTACATGGATCAGAATTTGCGTCAGCCGAAGAATTAGCGAATGCTTTAAAACAACAAAGCAACGGTGTCGCACAAGAAATTCCTATTGAGAAACAAGTGAACATGACAAGACTAAGTTCGCTTTATTCTGATTGGAAGAAGAAGAACGATTTAATTGAAAGTCGTTTTAAAAAACAAGAACAATTAATTAATAAACAAGGAGGTACAAGTGGAAAAAGCTGGTAAAGAAAAAGATTGGGCATTATTTCCGTATGATGGCAGTCATGAGAAAGCAATTAAAATTGATTTTTCAGGCAACATCAAACTACATAATTCTGATCGCAAAGGAACGGTACTAGGAGTTAAAGGTGTTTCTAAAGATGGAAATACTAAGTTTGTAAGAATCTTCAGTCAGACAGGAGTTTTATTTTTGGGTGATGATGGAAAATTTACAGGCGATATTACCTGGAAAGATGTGGGAGGAAAGAAAGCTCTCATTGGATGGGCAAATGAAGAAAAGAAAATATTATCAGGTTATGCGAATGAACCGAAAGGCACAAAGGATGCTAAATTGGCTTTTTGAAGTCTTTATAGAACAGGAATATTACATCTATGTAATTTGTTTAGTATTCGGTTTTTTTGTTCTGTATATGCAGAGTAGGTATTAAAAATGTTTGAACTTTTAATGTTATTAATTTTACCCTCAGAGATTAATCCTCAAGAGGTGGGAATAAAGTATTTATTAAAGGATCGTTTCACTAGCTATGAAACCTGTGAAGATTATGTCAAAAAAAATACCTACTTTAAGGAGGGCGAAACTTTTGATGGTTTATTTTATAAAATAGATAAAAAGGAATACAAAGTTTTTTTAACGTATTGTAGGAAGGTGGAAAAATGAAACCTGCATTAGAAAAATACTTTGAGGACTATGGAAAGAAACAAGGCGTAGCACTTTTAAATTTTCATTTCAAAGAAATGGAAGGGATAGATAAAAAAGTAAGTTATAAAATGATTCTGAAATTATCAGAAACAACCAGACCTGAACTTAAAAATGAAAGATATTTAAGAGGAGTTATGGTTTTTGGAAAATCCCATAATTATTTTCCTTTAAAAGTCAGTCGTTCAAGTATTTATAAAAATTATTTTGAAGGGAAAAAAAATGCCTAAAGATAATATAACTGATTTTCATAAAATGCCACCAGAGATTAAGCTCATGTTAAATGATAAGCAAACTCAATATGGTGATTACGGAGCTACCGCTTATGTTATGAAAGGAATAACGGAAGCCATCCTCTCAGGCTATAACGGTTATGTTGTAAAAGTTCCGATTGAATTTTGGGAAACCATGAACATCTCTGAAAAGAATTGGCGTAAGATTAAAAATAAAAACTATAAAGCTGATACTTATGATGATGTTTTAGGATTTAATGAATTGGGTAGAATGCTTAAAATACAAGGAAAAAAGAATGAAAAGTAGAATACCGATGACACCGAAGATGTTGAATGTATTGAATTTTATTAAAAAATACAGTAAAAAAAATAAATACAACCCAACGTATGAAGAAATGAAAAATTCGTTAGGGTATAAAAGTAAAAATTCTATTACGGTCTTAATAGATAAGTTGGTTGCAAGGGGAGAACTAACTAAAATTAAGGGGTATAGGAGAAACATTGAATTAAATGGGAAATAAAATTGTGCAAAAGGATATGCTATATGAAGCTCTCATTAAAATTCAAGACGAATTTGGAGGTAAAACGATTGAAGCGGCTACTAAAAAAGCACACCTCTCAAATGAGCCAAGTGATAACGCAAAAACAACAGTCCTTAATCTGCGTTTCATGCGGTCTAACATTAAGGTTAAGGAGGAGCTAGATGGACCCAGTAAAAATATTGGATCTGAAAAATCAGCAGGAGCAAGAAGTGAAAAAAATGTATAAGTATAAAAGATGGGTAGAAAAAAAGAAAAACACTATTGCTGAACTTGGATCTAAAATTGTTGAAGAAGAAAATAAACAACAAGTAATACACACTTAATTAACAATTAAACTATAAATTGTGTTAAGGGTACAGGGTAAATCTACGCTTTTTAAAAATGAAAGGAAATAAATATGCGTTCACTACAATCACCAACACTCATAAGAAACATAGCTAAGAATCTAGTCTTAAAAAGACTGGAGTCTGGTTTAACCCAAACCCAAGTCGCCCAAACATTAGGGGTAACGTTTCAACAAGCCCAAAAATTTGAATCTGGTAACAATGCGATGAGAGCAGACCAGCTTCATATTGTTTGTAAAAAATATAATTGGAATATGGAAAGTTTTTTTCATACTCCAATTTCTATTAAGTTAAAAGCTGCATCAAGCTCCGATGAGGAAAAAGAAAAAGCACAAAGTCTTTATGATAATCTTATGGCTAAAGTTCAAGGAAAGTGGCATAAGATAGATAACTTTTCTAAAGTCGCAACCAAATTTGATAAAAATGACATTCATATCAGTTAAAGAAAAGCTAGACAAAGTTGTTCTCTTAACGAAAGAGCAAAGGGAAAAGTTTGATTATTTAAAATCCATCATAGAATCATTTATCAGGAACGGTCATGCAGCACACATGACTATTCCTGGTTATGATAAAACCAAGCCTGAGATAGAAGCCTTTATGACCTTAAAGGGTATCAATATTCCTATTCATGGATATTTAGATCATAAGGGAGCTATGATTATAGAAGATAAATGTATGTTTCCTAGAAGGGGTCGGCTTAAAAAAGATGGAACTAGGAGTTGGAATACGGCTAGGCTGCCTGATGAACCTCCTTTAAATCATTTAATTCAGGTTGCCATCTACCATCTTTCAACTCATCTTCCTGTTTATATGTGCTATATCAACGAAAAGGAATTTAAAGTTTTTCATGCGAAGAACTGTGAAAAATTAAAACCTGAAAACCTAAAAAAATTAGAGAAGGTTATTTACCATAAGGCATTGGTTCGTCAGAACCTGCTTAAAATTTCTCCAGATATAAATGTATTGAAAAATTATATCCAACCAGACCTGGATAATTATATGTGGAAAAACGAATCAGATAATTCTTTATTAGATGATGCTAGAAAAATATGGGAATATTAATCAAAACTTTCTAAATATTTTTTTTCTCTAAAAATCAAAAAAACGTTTTCTTAATTTTTTTTTACCTACTGCTACAATAATTATTTTTTGCCTTAATCCACTTTGCTTACTTCTAAAGCATTTCAAAAAAGTGCGTATGTTATAATAGGGTATGAATAAAAAAATATTACTACTTCCATGTTATGAACATGACATTAGAGAATATGTCAAAAGATGTAATGCACATATTCCTTTGACTCCTGTTTATCAATTAACCCCAGAAGAAGAAAAAGAATTTCAAGAAGATCAAAAGCGATCTGAACTTCTTGATAAGCTGGAGTATGGAGAACCGATTGATGAAAAGGAATTGAGTCAGGATGAAAAGTTTATAATTTGGAAAATTAAATATGGCAGAAAGGAGGTATAAATGGCAGAGGTAAATCCACTTGAACAATTACTAAAAGATAATTGGCAGTCAATTAAAAATTGTAACACTCCAATGGATCAAGTAATGCTTTCAATTCAAATGGCTTATGAAAATGAATCAAAGAATTGTAAGCCAAATGAAAAGGTATCAATTCATATTGATACTAAAACAAATCCAAATGCTGTAACCATTACAGCAAAATGTGTTCCTAAATAGGAATCAAAATAAGGCGATCTGAAATAAGGTCGCCTTACCAACTAAACACACTAGGTTTTTTCTCTACCATTTTAGTTTGAAGGTTTGCCCAAAGTTTCTTTTCAACTTGTTGCTGATCATCATCCCTTTTCATACAAGCATAATGACCACAAGTTTTATCGGCAAAGCAAACAAAGGATTCGTC